ATTACCTGAGCGAGAGGGAATACAAATACAGGATATAAATGCAGAAGCGTAGTATAAAAGATATATATGAAGTACAATCTATAAATAGCAAAGAAACGCACGAGTGGTTGTTGCACAAACATTATGCTAAAAGGATACCAAGCATAATATACTCATTTGGATTGTATAATAATTTAGAGTTGTGTGGTGTTATGACTATAGGAAACTCTCCATCAAAAGATTTAACGCATCATTTATTGAATGGTAAATATATACAAAAAATATATGAGTTAAATAGATTATGTGTTAATGAAAATTTAGAAAAAAACATTTTATCTTATTTTGTATCTAACGCTTTAAAAAAATTGCCAAAACCTACGTGTTTGGTTAGCTATGCAGATACATCGCAAAATCACAATGGATATATATATCAAGCAACAAACTGGTTATATACAGGACTTTCATATAAAATGAATGAGTGGAGAGAAAAAAACACAAACAAACATAGTAGAAACTTGTGCAATTTATATACAACAGATTTTATGAAGGCAAATCCTGATAGATTTTATAGAATTGAAAGACCAAGAAAACATAGATACATATATTTTGTAGGCACAAAAACACAAAAAAAAGATATGATAAACAATTTAAAATATAAAATAGAGCCTTATCCAAAAGGCGAAAACAAAAGGTATGATGCAAGTTATAAGCCAACAATACAAGCAAGATTATTCTAAACTTCACACAGGGCATCTCAACTTCCTATGTCAAACACGTACTATACCACACAAAGGGGTGTCCTGTGCTTTTTGAGGTAATGTTAAAATATGCGATAGCTATGATCTTAATGCAACCAGTAGAAGAAATATATAATTGTAATAATCCTAATTTAGTAGGCAATCAAAGGCATCATACATTATGTGATTGGAATGAAGATGATTTTTATACAAATATAAATGGTCAAAAGATATTAAGACCTAAACGTAAGAAAGACAATAAGATAAAAGCATATTACAGGAAGAAATATTGGTATGGGAAAAACAATAAATAAACAAACAGGTGGTAGGCACGAAATACTTACCAAGAAATATCAAGCAAGAAAAAAAGATGGTGGAATGGTGTGCAATAAATGCAAAAAAGTGCGTAAATTAAATGAATATGGCTCAAATAAGAGCTATTGCTTGAAGTGTAAGAGAGAAAAAGATAAGATAAAATATAAGAAAGCAAGTTATAAATTATGGTAAATATGGGTACAGAGATGTATCGAGTCGAAAAGAAAAAGGGGTAGGCAAATTAATAACAGGAGCGTTATAGTTTGGTGCAACCTACCCTAATTTCTTGAAAGGAAACAAATGGAACTAATAGCAATATTAATAATATCTACAATGATGTTAATGCACTACAAAAATAATGTTTAACTTTTTAATAAAACAACGACCAAAACCTCAACAGCGACATAGAAGTAACGGAAGATTTCAGTACGATCCATCAGCAAAGGATAAAAAAGAATTTGCGTTATTAGCAAAAGAGTATGCGCCAAAGACACCACTACGACATAAATTTGATTTACATTTAACATTCTGCTACAAACGACCAAAGAATCACTATAGGTCAGTAAACAAACAACCAGTATTGAAAGACGATGCACCATACTACAATACAGGCAGACCTGATATAGATAACCTATGTAAATTTATAATGGATAGCCTACACGACTTCTATGTAGATGATGCACAAGTAGTATCATTGAACGCAATAAAAGTGTATGGTGAAGAAGATTATATACACGTAAAAATGTTTCATAATAAAAAATATTGTTAATTGCAAGACTTTATTTGTATTTTTAGCGTATGGCAAGACCTAAAAAATATGATATTGACACAGAAGAAGTGCAAAAGTTAGCAGGATATGGATGTACAAACATAGAAATAGCAGACTTTTTTGGTTGTAGTGAGAATACAATTAGGCGTTATGGCGAATTTCTTACAAAAGGCAGAGCTAACCTAAAAAAGAGATTAAGAAAAGCACAATTAGAAACAGCATTATCAGGAAATGCAACAATGTTAGTATGGTTAGGTAAGCAAATGTTAGATCAAAAAGATAAGCAAGAAGTAGAACACATTAGACCAATAGAAGAAATAGAGTTTAATGGCATCTAAACTAACATTGCACAAAGAAGATTATTTACCACACCAATGGGATTTTATAACTAATGATAAGCCAATAAAAGCATTAGTAGGTGGATTCGGATCAGGTAAGACATACGCTTTTTTACATAAAACATTTATAAATCACGTTACAAAACTAAACAATAAAGATATGTCAAATGGTTGGGTAATATATCCAACGTATGAACTGGCAGAAGAATTATTTGTAGAGCCAATGCGTGAGATATTCCAAAGAAATGGTATTAAGTTTGATTACAACGTGCAGAAGCACAAGTTTACAACGCCTTATGGAATAATTAAGATTTATCAGCTACAAAAGCCACAGAGGATAGTAGGTGCAGAGCTTACGTTTATCGGTTTCGATGAGTTCGATGTGGAGTCGTGGAAAAATTGTGATGTAGCGTACAAGAAAGCTATTGGTCGAATGAGAGGTAGTGAAAACTGCGAGATATACATAGTAACATCACCTGAAGGATTTCATTATACGCATCACCAATTTGTAGAGAATAGTAGTGAAGGCAAAGCATTGATACACGGAAAGACTACAGACAATCATTACTTGCCTGATGCTTATATAGATTTATTAGAACAGAACTATGATAGTGCGATGCTCAAAGCATACAGAGATGGTCAGTTTGTAAACATCTCAGCATTATCAACATATCATTCATTTGAAAGGGATAAAAATGTCGGAAAATGTGAATATGACAGATCATTACCAGTACGAATCGGTTTGGACTGGAATGTGGATCCCATGTGCAGTATATTATTCCACATTTACCCACAAAGTCCAAAGGTACGGATATTCGATGCAATCGCATTATCACATCAAGGTCAAGGGGACTTATTGAGCCAACGTATGTGTGCGACAATAAGAGAGAAATATCCTAATAATAATTATATTTGCTATCCTGATGCAAGTGGCTTCCAAAGACACACATCGGCGATGTATAGCGACATTGATATCTTAAAGCAAAATGGCTTTAAGGTAAAGGTTAGAAAGAGTAATCCTCCTGTTGTGAACAGGGTGAACTCGGTCAATAAAATGTTGGAGGGAAACATTTTAATAGACCAAAGATGCAAGATGTTAATACAAGACTTAGAAAAGGTTACGAACAAGCAAGGTACTCGTGATATAGATAAGTCTAATAAATTATTAACGCACATGACAGATGCACTTGGTTATGCAATAGAGTGGGAGTTTCCGATAATTAAACCAACATTAGGAGCAATACAACGATGATACCAGACGTAGGCGAGTTACTTGTAAGGCAATCAAGATATGATGCACAACAAAACGAAAAAAACCAATGGCGTAAAGCAAGACTAATAGCAAGAGATTTCTATAATGGACAAACAAGTGGATATACTGAAGAATACTTTAGTGCATCACTAATTAATAAAGTTCCTATTGCTAATGTAAATATAACTAAAAGAATTATAGATAGAATCAGTTTAGTTTATATGAAACCACCTAAAAGAGAATATAGCGATGAAGGTGTATTGGATTTCTTTCACGAAAAAGATTTAAAGCTACAACGTGCAGAGCGTATGACTAATCTACTTGAGCATATCTTAATTAAGCCTACGTGGAGAAATGGCAAGATAGATTATGATTTAATTATGGACTTTGAAGCCCAATTTGGTGATGATCCATTACGACCAATGTCTATTACATATCCTCTTGCGATGAGAGCATCTGTATTAGATGATACTCCTGAGCTTAGTGTATATTGGGATGCAGAGAATACATTTATATTTGACAACAACGGCAGGATACAAGACGATCCTGATAATCCTGACCATATAAATCCTTACGGAGTATTGCCATTTATAGAATGTTTTAAAGAAGGGCGACCTGAGTATTCATACTTAGACACAAGTCCTGCTAATGATTTAATAGCCACAAACCTTGAAGTGAATGTGTCAGAAACAAATGCTAACGCAAATACTATGTTCCAATCATTTGGATATATGTATGTAAATGGCTCACAAGTAGAAAAAGACACATTAGAAGTCGGTCAAGATAAAATATCATTTTTAGGTATTGATGGCACAATGAATATTGTTTCCCCACCGAATACAGTAGATGCCTTATCCTCCTCTATTGAGCATAGCTACAAGTTACTTGCTCAAAACTATCATCTAAATATATCGTTCGTAGAAGGTACTGCTGCACAAAGTGGGGTTGCAATAAAACTAAGAAACCAAGAATTAACAGATGCACGAATATCTGATGTGCTTAGATGGAAAGATATAGAATACAAACTATACGACCTTGAAACAATTATACTAAATGTAGAAGCGAATAGAAGTACAGGTGAGCTTATAAAGGTAGATTATCAAGAGAATATGGAGATATTGTCTGACAAAGAACAACGTGAAAAGTGGGATTGGGAACTTGCTAATGGCTTAATAGATACAGCAGATATAATGATGCAACGTGATCCTGATAGATTTCCTGATAGAGAATCAGCACAAGACTATTTGTTTGAACGAAGTGGAGCAGATATAGCAGAGCCTGATGAAGAAGAATCGCAAGAAAATAGTCTATTACAAGCACTTACACGACCAGTACAATAAGGAGAAATAATGGCTAAAAAAGTAAGTTGGACTTATGGTGGTAAAAGATATTATGGAACACTAATAAGAGAAACAAAGACAGCTAAATTTGCAAGAACTGCAAGTGGAAAAACAAAAAAGATTTTAAAAAAGAGGAAGTAATGCCTAAGACAAATTACGTAAAAGGTGTAAGTATGACAGGACTTACAAATCGACAAAAAACAGCGATGAGAAGGCATAAAACACACCATACAGCAAAACACTTAAAGCAAATGGTAACATCTATGAAACGTGGCAAAACATTCACACAATCACATAAAATTGCTATGAAAAAAGTTGGAAGATAGTGGCAGAATATCAAGGCAAACAAGTAAGGTTAGACAAACCAAGCCGAATAACTAAAGGCGAAGCAGGATATGGTCGCAAGAAGTTTAAGGTTTACGTTAAAGATGGAGATAAAGTAAAGAAAGTTATGTTTGGCGATCCGAATATGAAGATAAAAAGATTTTCAGATAAGAATCGCAGAGATTTTAGGGCAAGGCATAGATGCGACACAAACAAACCTACAGACAAAACTAAAGCACGATATTGGTCGTGTAAGTTTTGGGAATCACGCAAATCTGTAACTGATTTACTTAGCTAATGGCAGACCAAACAAAGATAGATAACATAGCAGCACAAGTGGCACGACAAACAGACCAACTACAACAAGAGTTGGTTAGAGATTTACTAACCTTATCGAAAGCAGATAGATTCCAAACAATAGACCAATTTCTATTTGCATTAGAGCAACTTGATATACAAGAGCTTGTTAGAATAAAATCAGCAAACATATTACAAGGCTACACACAAGCACATACAATCGTATTGCAAGATATGGACTTAATTGCAGATATAACTGAAGAAACGCTAAGGAGTCTAACAAACTTTAGTACATCAACATTTGCAGAACATTTAGGGCAGATGGGCAATATAATAAAGAAAGAAATAGTCAAAGGTGCAATAGCAGGAACTACAGAGAAAGCTATATTTAATGCAATACAACAACAAGCAGGTTTATCTAATGCACAAATGCAAACACTCGTAACTACAGGACTAAATGACTACTCACGTAGCGTAAGCAAAGTAATGATTGACCAGTTAGGTGAGAATCAAAAGTATAGATATGTAGGTGCTATTGATGACAGAACAAGAGATTTTTGTTTAGAGATGTGGGGTGCAGGTAATTTGACAAAAGCAGAGATAGAATCAAGGTTTGGTGCAAATGTATTTATATCAGGTGGTGGTTATAATTGCAGACATCAATGGATACCAGTAGAAGCAGAATCTAAAAGCAAGGATGTAAGAACAGATGCTTGATATTAAGTTTATGCAGAAGATGTCATTTAAGACACGTAAAGCGTATGTTGATCATATCTTTGAAAAAGGTAAAGATGTATTTGGCAGACCATTTAAGTCATACTCAAAAGAATATGGTGAGCGTAAAAGAGCAAATAAGTTTAAAAGGCAATCAGGTGCGTATGCAACAAAGGTAACACCAGTATTGACAGGCGATTTAAAGAACGATGCAAAACCATTTGCTACATCTACATCATTTGGTATTAAGTTTGCAGCACACGGTGGAAAGGTTGCATCATTAAATAGAATGAAAAGAGAATTGTCATCAGATAAACAGCCATTACCTAAAAAAATTATAGAAACAATAGAAAAAGATGTGCGTAGAGAAATAGCAAAACAATTTCCTAATAAAACAACTAAAATCGTTTTAGGAAAATAATTATTTTTTTTCTTGCAATTAATTACTAATATTACTATGTAAATTTGTAACTAAAAACTCACTTAAGAGGTTAAAATGTCAGAACAAATCGAAAATACCCAAGTTGAAAACAACAACGTAAAAAATGACAGCACAGAAGCTGAAACAAATGATAATTATAAGAACGTACCTGATGCACGTTTCAATGAAGTTATAGCTCAAAAGAACAAAGCGTTAGAAGATGCTAATAATTACAAAGCACAACTTGACAAGTTTCAAGCAGAACAAGAATCTGCAAGAAAGAAAGAACTTGAAAAGCAAGGCGAGTATAAAACATTATTAGACGAAGCTAATACTAAGATTGCAAAGCTAACTACAATAGCAGACGAATATACAGAGTACAAGTCTAACAAAAGAGAAACAATAATGAAA